AGCGACTTGGCATAAACTGGCTTCTCCCCGGTCCGCGGCACACCGCTCCGCGGCAAATTCTCGGAATTAAGTCGGCGAATTAAAGGGCATTTTAAGTCGCTGGCGAAATTGGCGAAAATCGCCTCGGCGCGGGGAAATTCGGAAAATTGCCGGGGAAAATTGCCGTAAATTCGCCGACCAGATCTGGTTTCCGCTTGACGGCGAGGCACAATCGCTAGATACGCGTTGCTCGCACGGTAACCCCGCGGGGGAATTTTTGGCGGGGTGGGCCGTCCGCAAGGCATGGTGAGCCGTGCCACGCACTCCCCGCTTCTCCCGACCCGAACGGTTTTACCAGTCCAAGGCTTGGCAGACGGTCAGGCTCCTGGCGCTGGAGCGCGACGGCTACCGCTGCGTGAAGTGCGGCGCCGATGTCCGCCGGCCGGGCGCGGCGCGGGTCGACCACATCAAGCTGCGCCGGCTCCATCCCGAACTGGCGCTCGTCCTCGGCAACCTGCGCACCCTGTGCACGAGGTGTGAGGGCGCAGTCCACCGCGAGCGCGGCAAGAAGGGCTGGACCGGCGACCGCATCGAAGAGATCCGGGGATCGGACGCCAAGGGGGATCCGCTCGACCCCAACCACCCGTGGAACAAGAAATGAAGACCCCCAACGTCCGAACAGCCAAAAAGCGTGGCAGACCATCGGCTGCCGACCTCGTCCAACGTCGCCGGGATCAGGAAGTAATTGCCCGGCAACCCCCGTTACCGGGGATGAACGACGAGGAAACCGAAGTCTGGGCGCACGTCGTGGCAGCGGAGCCGGCCGACTGGTTCAGCACCTCGAACGCGCCCCTCCTGGCGCAATATTGCCGGCACGTCGTGCACGCAAAGCGGATCGCCGAGATCATCGAAAAGACGCTCTGCGATCTCGACCGGCCTCCCAGCATCGAGGAGTACAACCTCCTCCTGAAGATGCAGGAGCGCGAGACCCGCGTGATCACGGTACTGGCAACCAAGATGCGCCTGTCGCAACAGTCGACGAGGACTCACCGTGGCAACTCGAGGTCGCGCACCGCGACGACCGTCCCCTGGCAGATCGACGACGAGTAAGAGGACCCGGGCCGAACGCAATATCGACTGGATCCAAGACCACTGCTGCGTTCCGGCGGGTAAGTTTGTCGGCAAGCCGATGGTTCTGCGGCCTTGGCAGCGGGCCGACATCAAGAAGATCTACGACAACCCGGCCGGAACCCGCCGCGCGATCATCAGTTTCGGCCGCAAGAACGGCAAGACGGCGCTGGCCGCGTTCCTCCTACTCCTCCACCTGTGCGGTCCGGAGGCGCTTGAGAACTCGGAACTCTACAGCGCGGCGCAGTCGCGCGAGCAGGCGGGCATCCTCTTTTCGCTCGCCGCCAAGACGGTTCGCGCCTCGCCGAAGCTCGAGCCGTTCATCACGATCCGCGACACCCGCAAGGAGCTGTTCTGCCCAGGTCGCGGCACCCTCTATCGGGCGCTCTCGGCCGAGGTGAAGACCTCCTACGGCCTCAGCCCGGTCTTCGTGGTGCACGACGAGCTCGGCCAGGTGAAGGGGCCGCGCAGCCCGCTCTACGAGGCGCTGGAGACCGCCACCGGGGCGCAGGAAGCCCCGCTGTCGATTATCATCAGCACCCAGGCCCCGACCGAAGCAGACCTCTTGTCGGTGCTGCTCGACGACGCCATCGCCGGCCACGACCCGCGCGTCATCTACTCGCTCTACACCGCCGACATGGACGCCGACCCGTTCGACGCGTGGACGATCCGGCAGGCCAACCCGGCTTTCGGCGACTTCCAGAACGCCGCCGAGGTTCTGGCCATGGCCGAGGACGCGCGCCGCACCCCGAGCCTGGAAGCGTCGTACCGCAACCTGATCCTGAACCAGCGGGTCGAAGCTTCGGCGCCCTTCGTCTCGCGCGGGGTCTGGGCCGCCAACAACGCAAAGCCGAAGCCGCTGGCGGGCGTCCCGGTCTATGGCGGGCTCGATCTCTCGGAGACCGCCGATCTCACCGCGCTGGTGCTGATCGGCCTCGTCGACGAGATCTGGCAGATCCACCCGACCTTCTGGCTACCGGGCGACGGGTTGAAGGCCAAGGCGGATCACGACCGGGTGCCCTACGACCTCTGGCACCGCGAAGGCTACCTCCTGGCGGCGCCGGGCAAGAGCGTCGACTACGAGTACGTCGCCGAGTACCTGACCGGAGTCTTCGACGCTTTCGATATCAAGAAGATCGCCTTCGACCGGTGGAATTTCCGGCACCTGCGGCCTTGGCTGCTAAAGGTCGGGTTCACCGAGGCGATGATCGAAAAGCACTTTGAGGAATTCGGCCAGGGCATGAAGTCGATGTCGCCGGCCCTGCGCGTGCTGGAGGCCGACCTCCTCAATGGCCGGATGGCACACGGCGATCACCCGGTGCTGCGCATGTGCTCGCGCAACGCGGTCATCGACACCGATCCGGCCGGCAACCGGAAGCTGATCAAGGATCCGAAAAAGCTCTCGGGCCGGGTCGACGGCATGATCTCGCTGGCCATGGCGCGCGGCGCCGCCGCCGCCGATGCCGAGAAAACCTTCAATATCCGCGCGCTGATCGGTTAGCGGCGCGGCCCCGCCGGGCGAGGGGCTCAGACCCGGCAGGTTGTCTGGGGACGCCTCACCGCGCCGCCGTGCGCTCTTTAATCTCGGGATCTCGAAAATGGAACTCGTCCAGAGGACGACGGCTGCTGCCGCGCCTGGCGGCGACCCGCTCGAGTTCGTCATGTCGGACGCGACGGTCGATAGATTCGGCGACATCATCGAACCCGACGGCTGGCAGCTCGCGAACTTCCGCAAGAACCCGATCGCGCTGTTCGGCCACGACGGCGACTTTCTGGTCGGCAACTGGCACAACGTCAGGATCGAGGACGGCGCGCTGATCGGTCGCCTCGACTTGCTGCCGCCCGTCTCGGAGCGGCTGCGGGAGATCCACACCGCCATCGATGCCGGCGTCCTGCGCGCCGTCTCGGTCGGCTTCCGCCCGATCAAGCGCGAGCCCATCGAGGGCAGCAAGGTCGGCGGCATCCGCTTCCTCGAAACCGAACTTGTCGAATGCTCGCTCGTCTCAGTGCCGGCGAACCCGAACGCGCTGCAGGTGGCGAGAAGTCTGAATTTGTCCCGCGATACCATGGCTCTGATCTTTGGCGAGTCCGCCCTTGATGGTCAGGAACCGGGTCGTGGGCGTCCTGGCGAGCCTGCCGGAACCTCCCTGACCAGAAGGTCACCCCCGATGAATATCTCGGAGCGTATCGAGCGGGCTCAGGCCACGCTCACCGAACTCAAGGACAAGCTTAACAACCACATCACCTCGCAGGGCGAAGTGATCGACGAGGCGGCGACTTTGGTCGCGGCCGAACTTAGCGGGCAGATTAAGCAGACCGAGGGCACGCTGGTGATGCTGAAAGACGCGGAAGCGTCGCTCGGCGCCAAGAGCGATCCCCTGGTCACCACCCCCGGCACGAACGTCGTTACCACCACCGGCAACAACACCCGCCGGCCGTTCTCGCTGCCGCAGAAAAAGGTCGAGCCGGTCGACTACATCTACCGCTCGGTGGCGGCGGCGGTCGTCGCCCACATGACCCATCGGCCGATCCCCGAGGTCTTGCGCGCCGCCTACGGCGACGACGAGATCACCCACCGGGTCGCCGACATTCTGGTGATGCGGGCCGCGACGGTGCCGGCGTCCACCACCCAGGTCGGCTGGGCCGCCGAGCTGGTGCAGACCGCGATCCTCGACCTCATCGACACGCTGCCGGTGATGTCGGTCTACCCGCGGCTGCGCGCGCTCGGCGGGCGCTACACCTTCGGGCGCAACGGCATCGTCTCCCTGCCGGCGCGCAGCGCGACCCCGACCGTCGCCGGGTCGTTCATCGCCGAAGGTGCTCCCATCCCGGTGCGGCAGGCTGCGTTCACCGCAGTCACGCTGACCCCGAAGAAGATGGGCGTCATCACCACGATGACCCGGCAGATCGCGATGCACTCGACGCCGGCCATCGAACAGGTGCTGCGCGAGGCGATGGCCGACGACACCGCCATCTCGCTCGACACGATCCTGCTCGACAACGTGGCGGGGACTGCGGTGCGGCCACCGGGCCTGCGGTACAACGTGACCCCGGTCACGCCGACCGCCGGCGGCGGGTTTGCGGCGCTGGTCGGCGACCTGAGCAAGCTCGTCGAGGTGCTGTCGGACGCCAACTCGATGCGCTCGCCCGCCTGGATCATGCACCCCAGCGATGTGGTGCGGATCGGGCTGACTCAGGGCACCGCCGGCACCGACTTCCCGTTCCGCGCCGAGGTCAATGCCGGGAACCTGCTGGGCTACCCGGTCATCCAGTCCACGACCCAGACCAAGAAGTCGGTGATCCTGCTCGACGCCGCCGACTTCTTCTCGGCGACCGGCGACGAGCCGATGTTCGACGTGTCGGATCAGGCGACGATCCACATGGAGGACACCACCCCGCTGCCGATCGGCTCGACGGGCACCCCCAACACCGTGGCGGCGCCGGTTCGCTCGCTGTGGCAGACGGACAGCCTCGGCATCCGCATGCTGCTCGATGTCAACTGGGCGATGCGGCGCACGGGCGTCGTGACTTACGTCACGGGCGTGACTTGGTAAGCAGACGATCAGATGGCGGGCGGTCTGAACCGCCCGTCGTCGTGCTGCTTGTGGTGGCAGGCCTGGCGCTATGCGTGATCGGCCTCGCCGCCATCCCGATCCTCTTCGCGGTGCCGCAATGACCGAGCCGCTGCTGCAGTTCTTCGCCTACCACCACCTGCCGATTCAACTCCAGGCGATCAGCATGCCGTTCGGCGAACTGGCCGACCACATCGTCGCGACGCTGCCGCGCAACCCCGAGCGGACGACCGCGCTGCGCAAGCTCCTCGAGTCCAAGGACTGCGCGGTCCGGGCGGCGCTGTTCAAGGAGCCGGCATCATGAGCACCATCGAAGAGATGCGTGCCGCCTGGGACAAGCAGACCAAGGAACCCTTGGTGCCGATGCCGCCCGGCGCTGCGGTGCCTGGATCCGCGCTCGAGTACCGCATCGCCAAGCTGCGGCTGGAGCCCGGCGATGTCCTCATCGTCAAGGTGGATCAGCACCTAACCCTGGAGATGACGATCGGCGCGGCCCAAGCGATGAAGGACATCGTTGGCCAGGATGTGCCGGTCATGGTGATCGACCGAGACATCGACGTGTCGCTGCTGACCAAGGCCGAGATCGCGGAGCGAACAGTATGAGCGATCCATGGGCCTCCGGGGTGATGCGTTTCGAGGTAGCGCAGGCTGACCCGTTCGAACGGTTGCCAGCACTGGCGGCGAGGCTGGGGGTGAAGCCTTACGAGGCTGAGGATCGAGGTCAGGCCGAGGTGCTGCTGCACACCAAGAACGGCGAGCGCTACAGCCTGTTCGACCTGATCAACGCGTTTCTCGACCGGTTGGATAAGGCATGATGGACGTGCCGCTGATCTGCGACCCGGTGCCGGGACCATCGGGGATCATCACGACTTCCCGGCGATTATCAGCGGCTGACGTAGAGCGGTTTCGCAAACGCTGGGCACTCGTATCGAAGGGCTTCGCAAGTCCGAGCGAAATACTGCCTGCGGCGTATCGGTTCCAACCGTTGACCGCCGGCCGCACCGAATGGCCCGACGCCGAGTATTGCGCGGCCTGACCGATGCGCCTCCTCGTCCTCTATCACGCCGGGTACAGCTACACGCCGACGATCCGGCATTACCTCGAGGCCTTCGGGCGGTACTCGACCTGCGAGGTCGCGTATTCGAACGTCGACCAGCCCGAATGCATCGATCTTGCATATTTCGACGCGGTTTTGGTCAATTTCTGCGTCACCTCGATGGTGCGCTTCCCCGAGCGCCTGCCCGAGTTCTTCCCGCCCTTGGCGGCGGCGCTGGCCGGGTTCAAGGGCGTCAAGCTGGCCGCGGTGCAGGACGACTACGACTTCACCAACCGGGTGATCGAGTTCCTGGCCCAGATCGGTGCCGACATCGTGCTGACCCCGGTGCCGGCCGAAGGGATTCCGGTCGTCTATCGCGAGCTCGCGAACCGGATGCACTTCGAGACGGTGCGCACCGCCTATCTCGTCCCCGGCCTGATCGAGCGCGGTCATTCGCTGCCGCCACTGGCCGAGCGGCCGATCAGCCTCGGGTATCGCGGTCGCGAACTGCCCTACCGGCTGGGTGATCTCGCCTGGCACAAGGCCGAGGTCGGGCGGCAGTTCAAATGGGCCTGCTCCCGCCGGCATGTCGCCTGCGACATCGCGATCGATGAGGGAAGCCGGTTTCTGGGCGACGCCTGGCTCGATTTCGTCGCCCGCTGCCGGGTCATGCTGGGCAGCCCCAGCGGGGCCAACGTCTTCGACTTCGACGGCTCGCTGCACAAGCGCCTCGTCGCGCTCTACCGGCCGGGCCTGCGCTACGGCGAGGTGCGCGACGAGATCCTCGCTCACGCGGTCCCGTTCGACATGGGGCAGGTCTCGGCCCGGATCTACGAGGCGGTGGCGTTCGGCACCGCGCTGGCGCTGGTGCGCGGCAATTACTCCGGGGTGCTCGAACCCGACGAGCACTATGTCCCGATCGAACCCGACTACAGCAATGTCGATCAGGTGCTGGAGCGCATCCTCGACATCCCGGCCATGGAAGCGATGGCCGAGCGTGCGCTGACCCATGTCACGGGCGATCTGCGCAACCACTACAGCGATTTCGTCGGCCGCATCGACGACCTGATCCTGGCGCGGTGCCACCTCGGCGGTGGGGTCGCCCACGGGCAGGGGCCTCGGCCCGCAGTCACCGATCACCTGCTCGGCACCGATCCGTACCTGATCCGACAGCTGTTTGAGACCCGGCGCGCGCTGGCGGAATCCGAGGCGAACCGACGGGAGTTCCTGCAGCTCGCCGCCGAGAGGAGGCTCGAGGTCGTCCGAACCGGCGAGCGAACCTATCAGGTGCTGCACCGCGCCGAGGCGCGTTCGCCTTGATGATCCCCTGTGGATTAGCTGGGGATGATTAGCTGAGGAGATAGCAAAATGTCCGACGAACAGGCGGTGCACGACGCGCTGAGCGCCGAGTCGGCGCGGGTCATGGAGCAAAGCAAGCCCATCCCGAGCCAAGCCGATATCGACGCGATCAAGCGCGGCGAGAAGGGCGTCGACGACAAGGAGGATCCGAAGAACCCCGAAATGCCGCCCGCGCATGAGCAGCACGCGGCCTTCCGCCAGGCGCGGCAATCCGATGCGGATCGCGCTGGCCGGGAGCGCGGCGGCTATCAGACCCGCGCGGCTGAGCCAGAGGAGTCGACGCCGGCACCGGCCCCGACCTCGGGCCGCAGCACGTCGCGGGCGTCGTCATCGTCGTTGTCCTCGACCTCCACCCCCGACGACGAGAAACACACTGCGTAAATGCTGGGCCTTCCCGCAGTTCGGCGCGTCTTGGATGCATTCGCGCAGCCCTTCCGCGCGCCCGTCGCCAGATCGGACGTGCCGGCAACCACGCCGGCACCGCCCGCTGGCTATATCCTGCCGTTGGGCGGCGGATACATTCCGGCGAGCTGGCCGGTCAATTTCTGGCAGATGGGCTATGACCCGCTGTCCCACGATGCGTCGTCGGTCGTCTACGGCTGCATCGCCGCCTACGCGCAGACCGTCGCGATGTGCCCTCCCGCGCATTGGCGCTCGACCGGCGACGGCGGTCGCGAGATGGTCACCACCTCGGCGCTGTCGCGGATCCTGCGCAAGCCGAATTTCTATCAGTCGCCATCGGACTTCTTCCTCTACCTGACCGACTGTCTCTACCGGCAGGGCGAGGCCTTCGGCCTGGCGCTGCGCAACGAGCGGTTCGAGATCAACCAGATCCACCTGATGAACCCGCGGCTCTGTTTTGCGCGGGTCGCGGTCACCGGGGATCTTTTCTACACGCTGGGCGGCAACGAGATCGTCGAGCGGATGTTCGAGGGCGAACGCTACCTCCTCGACGCCGTGCCGGCCCGCGATGTCCTGCACGTCCGCCTGCCCGATCCCCGCAACCCGCTGAAGGGCTGCCCACCGCTCGAGGCCTCGCTGATCGAGCGTGCCGCCTCGGAGGCGATGGTGCAGCAGGCGCTCGCCTACGCCAACAATCAGGGTCGCCCGTCGGGGGTGCTGTCGACCGAGGCGGATCTCAACGAGGAGCAGGTCACGTTTCTGCGGATGCTCTGGGACAAGCAGACCAAGGGTGTCAACCAGGGCGGCACGCCGATCCTGACCAACGGCCTCAAGTGGGAGTCGGCGGTCATGAACTCGCGCGACGCCCAGATCGCCGAGTTTTTGAAGTTGTCGGATGCGCGCATCGCCACCGCCTATCGGGTGCCGCAGGCACTTCTCAGCCTAGAGCCGCAGGGGCCGCAAACCTCGACCGAGGCCCTGATGCAGTACTGGGTCGCCACCGGTCTGGGGTTTGCCGCCAACCATATCGAGGAAGCGTTCGGGCTGCTGTTCGGCCTCGCCGGCCAGCCGATCGAATACATGGAAATGGATTTCGAGGCGCTGCTCCGAGCCAACTTCCGAGATCGCATGGAAGGTCTCGCCCGCGCGGTGCAGGGCGGCATCTTTGCTCCCAACGAAGCCCGCGCCCGCGAAGAGCTGCCGAAGAAGCCCTACGGCGACGAACCCCGCGTGCAGCAACAGGTCGTGCCGCTGAGCGCCTGGGCGCAAACGCCGCCCGCCACCCCCGCCCCGGATGCGCCCCCGTCCTCACCGCCAGCCGGAGATGAACCGAATGTCGACGGCAGCACCCAGGAGCAATTCGATTGGGTCCGGGCCATCAACGATGCCGCCGATCGATATCGGGCCGCGTGAGGTCTTCGCCGACGCGCTGGGTCGGGTGCTGGAGCAGGTCAGGCAGGAGTTCCGGGTAGACCGGCAACTGATGCAGGCCGAGTACGGTCGCACCGTCGCCGAGCTCCGCGCCGAAGTTTCCGAGCTGAAACTGAAGCTCAACGAGATCATGGCCGAGCGGCTGGCGCAGCTGCATGACGGCAAGGACGGCGAGCCGGGGCCGCAAGGTGATCCAGGCCCGCAAGGTGAAAAAGGCGAGCCGGGCGCGGCCGGCGACCAAGGGGTTCCGGGTGAGCGCGGTGAGCCGGGCGAGCAGGGGCCTCCCGGCGAGAAGGGTGAGCCGGGCGAGCGCGGCGAGGCTGGAGAGCGCGGTGAACCGGGCGAGGCTATCAGAGGTGCACCGGGCGAGACGGGCGATCCTGGGCCTCCAGGCGCCGCCGGAGAGCGCGGTGAACCGGGCGCCCCGGGTGAACGCGGCGAGCCAGGATCTCCGGGTGAGCGCGGTGAGCCTGGCGAGCAGGGGCCGCAAGGGGTTGCGGGCGAGCGCGGCGAGCGCGGCGAGCCGGGCGCACCGGGTGAGCCGGGGTCTCCGGGCGAGCGCGGTGAGCCGGGCCAGGAGGGGCCGTCGGGGCCACCGGGTGAGAAAGGTGATCCAGGGGATCCGGGCGAGCGCGGTGAGCGCGGGGAGCCGGGTGACCGCGGCGAGCCGGGCGAGAAAGGTGATCCGGGCCAGGAGGGCATGCAAGGCCAACCGGGGGAGCCGGGGCCTCCGGGCGAGCGCGGCGAGCCGGGGATACCGGGAGAACGCGGCGAGGCGGGGGTCGCTGGGGAACGCGGCGATCCCGGCCCAGCGGGCGAGCGCGGCGAGGCCGGGCCTCCCGGCAAGCTGGCCGGCGTCAAGCCCTGGGCGCGCGGTGTTCACTACGAGAGCGATGTCGTGACGCATCTCGGCTCGACCTGGTGCGCGCTGCGCGACACCGGAGAGGAACCGCCACACGGCGACTGGCTCCTCGTCGCCGAGCGCGGCCAGGACGCTCCCGTGGGCGAGGTCAGAGGCAGCTATGACCCGACAGCGAAATACCGGCGGTTCGACATCGTCGCCTACAACGGCTCCGAGTGGCGGGCAAAGGTCGATGACCCCGGACAACTCCCCGGAGACGGGTGGGCGTTATCTGCACAGAAAGGCGACCGCGGCCGACGCGGCGAACCCGGCGAGCAAGGCCCGCCAGGACCGCAAGGGAAGGCGGGGGCGACGATCAGCGAGTGGCTGACCGAAGGCTACCGCGCCATCCCGGTGCTGAGCGACGGCACGCTGGGGCCGGCTCTCAATCTGCGCGAGTTCTTTGAGGCCTACCATGGCGAGGCGCGCTGATGGCCTACGAACTGGTCACAGCGCCCACCACCGAGGTGATCACCCTTGAGCAGGCGAAACTGCACCTCAAGGTCGACACCTCGGCCGACGACGACCTGATCACCATGCTGATCATGGCGGCGCGCAATCGGTACGAAGGCCCCTACGGGATCTACGGCTCGGCTTTTCTGACGCAGACCTGGGACTATTTCGCCGACTCATTCCCGGCGACCGGCCTTGAGATCACCTTTGGCCCGGTCCAGTCGGTCGAGGAGGTCGGGTACAGCGACAGCAGCGGCAACACCGTGGTCATGGATCCCTCGGCCTATCAGGTGGACAAGGTCAGCGTCCCGGCGCGGATCGTGATCCCCGGTACCGTCCCAGTGTCGAGCGGGCTCAACTCGGTCAAGGTGCGCCTCAAGGTCGGCTACGGCGACACGGCGGACAAGGTGCCGCCCCTGGTCGTGCAGGTGATGCTGGTGGCGATCGGCTACTGGTACGCCAACCGCGGCGGCTACGGCAGCAGCAACTTCCCGGCCTGGATCGACCAGCTGGGGCTGCCGGCAAAGCGCCGCTGGGCGATGTGACATGCTCACCACCAGCGGGCTCGCGCCCTCGATCGGCGAATTGAGCCACCGGGTCGATCTACAACGCCGCACCGACGCCCCGGATGCGGCGACCGGCGGCACCGTCGAGGCCTACGCCAAGATCGCCACCGTCTGGGCCAGGGTCGAGGCGATTTCCGGTTCGCTCTATTTCGCCAGCCAGCAGGTCGAGACCGGCACGACGCACGCCATCACCGTGCGCTACCGCAGCGACTGGCGGCTCGTCGAGTACATCCGCTGGGATCGCCGCAGCTTCCGGGTTGAGCGGTGCCGCGATCTGGAAGGCCGCGAATACCAAGAGTTCCTCTGCGAGGAAATTGAGACTGAAACCTGATGCCGATCCAGTTTGTCACCGACGCCAGTCAAGCCACCCGCGGTCTGTTCTCGGTCGCCGACTTTGCCGATCTGGCGCGCCGGCCGATCCGCGCGGCGCTGCGCGAGACGGCGCAGGATGTCATGGTCGATGCCAAGGCCAGTATGCCCGATCGCGGGGGGCGACCGTCGCGCCCCGGCGAGACGCCGACCCGGCAGACCGGGAAACTGGTAGCAGCGCTGATGACGAAGCAGCCGGCCTCGCGCCGCAACGCCGAGCGGGCGTATGTGACGACGCCGCCGGGCGACGAGTACCGCTACGCCTGGATGCTGGAAAGCGGGTTCCCCCGCATCGGCGGGCCGCGCCCGTTCTTGGTGCCGGCGCGGCAGCGGCATGTTGCCGACTTTGTCACCCGCGTCGAAGCCGCCCTCGAGGAGGCGGCGCGGCAGACCAACCGCCGATGAAGCTGAAGCCGATCATCGATCAGCTAAAGGTCGCGACCACCAGCTTCAACGGGCGGATCGCCGGGGCGTCCGAATATGCCGCCGGGGTCGAAAGCACCCGCCTTGTCGTGCCCTGCGCTTTTGTCATGCGCGGCCAGGTCTTCACCGACGAAGCCCGCACTCTGGGCGAGGTCGTGCAGATGATGACCGAGGAGTTCGGCATCGCCGTCGCGGTCGACAACAGCCAGGACGAGCGCGGCCAGATGGCCGAGGAGCTGCTCGACGACATCCGCCAGGATCTGATCCAGGCGCTCCTCGGCTGGGCCCCTGACGAGACGCACAACGCGATGGAATACGGCGGCGACGTGCCGATCGAGATCAACCGGGGCCGGCTCTGGCGGCTCTTCGTGTTCCGCACTTCCGGGGCGATTGCCAGCCTCGACCTGTAGCACCCGCTACCCCGCTTCCAAAACCTGTCTGGAGTAACCGCGATGCCGGAAGATGTCGTGCGCGAAGCCGTTGTTGTGCGCTATGCGGTGACGCATGAGCTGACGCCGGAAGGCACCCTGATCATCGTCGAAGATCAGGTGGTGACCGACCCGCCGCCCGATTTGCCGCTCGGGGAAGAGGTGCCGGCCGATCCTATCGTCCCCGACACGCCGCCGGTCGACCCGCCGCCGGGCACCACCACTACGAGCGGCACCGTCAGCACCAGCAGCTGGGCGGCCCCGACGCCAACGCCCGCCCCTGCGCCTGCGCCAACCTCTACGGACTCGGAGGTCTGACCGATGCCGACGCTGCTGTCGCGCAAGGCAGCGCTCTTATTCAAGATCGAGTCGACCGAGGGCGTCGATGCAGCGCCGGCCGCCGGCACAGATGGCATTCTGGTCGAGAACTGCAGGATCACGCTCAATCCCAATATCGTCGAGACGAACGAGGTCACTCCGTCACTCGACCCGTTCGATCCGATCGTCGGCGGCATGAGCGCGTCGATTGAGTTCGATGTCTACATGAAGGGCTCCGGGTCGGCGGTGACGCCGCCCGAATATGGCGATCTCCTCAAATGCTGCGGCTACGCCGAATGGATCGTTGGGCCGACACCGGGGGGCGGACCCGAGGTTTGCGGTGCCGGCGCTTCGACGGTGCAGGCGACTCTGGGGGCCTCGGCATCGACAAGCTCGCAGCAATATCGCGGGATGCCGGTCAATTTTACCGGCGCGGTCACGTTGAACACGTTTATTTGGGATTACAGCGCCGCGAAGGTTGCGAAGCTGACCGATACCGCTTCTGCCAACATCACCAACACCACGAGCTGGCAGATCCCGGCGAACGTGACCTACGTTCCGGCTTCGAACGTACTCAGTTCGGGCACGATCCATTATTTCAACGACGGGCTGCGGTACGTTTTCCTCGGCAATCGGGGCACTGTCGCCTTTAACATCGTCTCGGGCGGACCGGCCAAGGCCAGCTTCCGCTTTATGGGGATGTTCAGCTCCAAGACCGATGTGGCATTGCCGGCGGTCACCTATGACGTGACCCGCCCGCCGATCTGGAAGGGTGGTTCCTGCACCATCGACTCGGCCCAGGCAGCCGCCGGCACTCTCAACCTCGACACCGGCAATCAATTGGTGATGCCGGATAACCCGAACGCCCTGGAAGGTTTCGACCCGGCGATCATTACGCTGCGTCAGTTGCGGGGTTCGATCAACCCGAAGGAAACCTTGGTCGCCACCAGGAACATCATGGCCGACTTCCGCTCCCAGACGAAGCGGCCGATCCACGCCAAGCTCGGCATAACCGCCGGCAACCGCATCGGCTTCACCATCCCCGCCGCTTTGTACTTGAACGAAACGTACGGTGACAACAACGGCTACCGCATCGTCGATGTGCCGTTCGACATGACCGGGCAAGACTCGGGGATGGTCATCTGCAGCTTCTGACGCTGACCGACTGAACCACAGGCGTTCAGTCGCGCTTTTTTCACTTCCGACCGGAGACAGATCATGCCGACGCTGCTGACTCGCAGGGCCGCCGTGTTGTTCAAAATCGAAAGCACGGAAGGTGTCGATGCCGTTCCGGTAGCCGGCACCGATGGCGTTCTGGTGGAAAACCTCAGGATCACGATGAACCCGAACATCGTGGAGACCAATGAGGTGACGCCCAGCCTCGACCCATTCGACCCGATCGTCGGCGGCATGAGCTCGTCAATCGAGTTCGATGTCTACATGAAGGGCTCGACAGCAGCGGCTACGGCGCCCGAGTGGGGCAAGCTTCTCAAATGCTGCGGCTACTCCGAGACCATCACCGCAGCGGCGGTCCCGGCGGCCCCGGAAGCCTGTGCGGCCGGCGGGACCACCATCCTCGCCAATCTCGGCGCAACTGCTGTTGCGACAGCGCAGCTCTACCGGGGGATGCCGCTCAACCTTACTGGCGCGAACACGCTGCAGACGTTCATCTACGACTACAGCGTCACCAAAGCCGCCAAGATCACTGATACGGCTTCGGTCGCGATCGTCGCCGCGACGCTCTACCAGATCATGCCCAACGTCCTCTATGTCCCGGCGTCGGGAGCGATCAGCAGCGGCACCTTCTATATCTTCAACGACGGGCTGCGGTACGTCTTCCTCGGTAACCGCGGCACCGTCGCCTTTAACATCGTGAGCGGCGGGCCCTGTAAAGCGTCCTTCCGCTTTATGGGCATGTTCGCGTCGAAAACGGATTTGGCGCTGCCGACCGTCAGCTACGACGCGACCCGTCCGCCGATCTGGAAGGGCGGCGCCTGCACGATCAACAGCGCGGCGATGGCAGCCGGGACGCTGAACTTGGACACCGGCAACCAGTTGGTGCAGCCGGATGACCCGAACATGCCCGAGGCGTTTGACCCGGCGATCATCCCGCTAAGGCAGCTGCGCGGCAGCATCAACCCGAAGGAAACCTTGGTCGCGACGCGCGACATCATGGCCGACTTCCGCTCCCAAACCCGCCGGCCGATCCACGCGAAATACGGCATCACCGCCGGCAACCGCCTCGGCTTCACCGTGCCGGCGGCGCTCTACCTCAATGAGACCTACGGTGACAACAACGGCTACAGAATCGTGGACGTGCCCTTCGACATGACCGGCCAGGACTCTGGGCTGAGTATCTGCAGCTTCTAGGAGGCTCCCTTGCTAGCGTTATCGACCAAGGACGCCGTGCGCTTTACGCCGGATCGGCTGAAGGAGCGCGACCCCGTCCCGGTGTTCCTGCTCAAGACCCCGTCGCTGCGCGACAAGATCGCGCTCGACGCCGAGGTGCAGGCCGAGGGCGTGCGCTACCCGCCCAACACCGAATACGCAGAGGTGCTGCGCGAGGCGGTCCTCGCCCAGGTGCTGGAGCGCGACCACCCGCAGCTTCTCGAGATCATCTTGGAATACGAGGCGGTCAACGAGGAAGGCAACCCGATCCCGGCCGAACTCACCGAGCGGATCGAGGAGATCGCCAAGGCGCTGCGCCCCTATCATCGCCCGCTGGCGCAGCTCGAGGCCGAGCGCACCCGCTATCTCGGCACCGCCTTCCTTGTCCGGGCCGAGATGTTCCTCCTCAAGATCGAGGGTGACCCCGAGGCGCCCGAGATCGAGCGCCGCTACGGGAAACTCACCGAGGACTGCCAGAACGCCATCGAACAGCGCTACGGGCAGGGGACGCTCTTCGCCATCGGCGGGCGGACGATCGAGATCACCCAGCCGACCGAGGACGAAAGAAAAAACTCGCCATCGCCGCCTGCATCGCCGCCCGACCCCGAGACTTCGACGGAGGAGCCACCGCCCCCGACGGCTCGGCGTGGGAGATCCTTGGGGAACGGTACGGGCGCAACCCCCGCCTAGACCTGCCGCAGGTCTATTTCGAGGTGGTGCGGCTGTGGCGGCTGGCCTACCCGCCGCACGGGCGCATCGTCGGGATGGCGGCGGGCATCATCCCCATCGTCGGGCACCTGCCGGAAGCCGGCGGCACTCTCGATCAGGCCTCCTGGGTGATGGAGGCCTTTGGTCTCTTAAACAGCTATGAGATGAAGTTCGCGCCGCCGCCGGGTTAAGGAAGGCCGGCCTTTATCGACCGATGAGTCTTTGCAGGCTTGGCGGTAGTGGTGTGCTCCTCGTATCGCTGAACTCGCGGCAAAGCTGGACGGCGATCTCGGCTGTCTTCCTCGTCCTCTCGTTGACATAAGCTTCCTTGTTCGGGTGGTCATAGGAGGTCATCGCCTCGGCCCTGCCCCAAAACTGCCGCACCTGATGTTCTGATAACTCACACCCGTCCGGCTGCCGCGCGTCGGATAGTAACGGCTCGTATGTCAACGGAGCGGAGTTATTCAAGCGTGCACCGAAGTACAGTGCACCGAGAATACCGAGCACGCAAATTATCGAAACAACGAGTGCCTCTTCTAAAAAGTTCTGGCGCATTAGGTGCTCCTGTTTCGCTGCGTCCGCAGCATTTAGCTCAAACCGCCCTGCTGCGGTCTTGATAGGCCCGGCCAAAAAATTGATCGGACCCGCTTGCGGACCTGATGGCAACTCCCCTCTCCATATCCCTCAAAGTCGTCGGCCTGGATCAAGCCAAGGCCGATCTGAGGACGTTTGCCGAAGCCGGTAAGCGGACTTTTGACGAGATCGAGGCCGAAGCCAAGAAAATTGGCGAGGCCGCGTCCAACAGCGACAGGTCGCTGCAGGCGCTGGCGAACCGGCTGCGCCAGACCTCGGCGGCGATCGACCCGGTCACCGCCAGCGCGATCAAGCTGCGCGAGAGCCTCGTCGATGTGCAGCGCGGCTTGCAGGCCAACCTGATCTCGACCGAGCAAGCGGCGCGGATGACGGAATTTCACCGTCAGAAGCATGAGGATTTTGTCCAGACCGTCACCAAATCGGTCTCGGCGCTGACCCGCATGAGCGGCGAACTGCGCGAATTCGGCACGGTCGGCCGCCAGTCATTTGAACAGATTTCGGCAGCGGCGAAGGGGCTGGCCGGGACCGCTCTCACCACTGAAGACGCTCTGACCAAGGCGATGACGGTGGTCAGGGGGCTCGCGGCGGAAATGAACCCCGCTGCGGCAGCCGCGCTAAAGCTGCGCGAGCAGTTGGCCGCCATTGCGACGGTTGAAGCCAGCGGGAATATCTCGCCGGAAGTCGCCGCCGGGCTACGCCAGCAGCTCCAGCTTGCGCGCGAACTGGCAGACCAAGAGGCGGCGCTCGCAACGCAGCGGCAGGCGGCAGCCCTTATCCAGAAACAGGTAACTGCCGAGGCCACCGCGGCCGAACAGCGGGCGGCAACCGCGACACAAGTCCATTCTGCGGAGGTGGCGGCGGCGGCGCGGACAGCGGCGACCGCTCAGAAGGCCGCCGCGCAGGAAACCGCTGCGGTCATCAAGACGGCCGAAGAGCAGGCGGCGACCGCTTGGAGAGTGCACTACGCGGAGGTGGCGGCGCAGGCGCGGGCGGCGGCTGCGGCTCAGCAGGCGGCAGCGCAGTCGGCAGCGCTCGTCGAGAAGGCGACAGCCCTTATCCAGAAACAAGCCGCCGACGAAGCCAAGAAAGCCGAAGAGCAGGCGACAACCGCGTCGAGGGTACATTACGCGGAAGTAGCGGCGCGGGCGCGGCTGGCCGGCGAAGCGGTAAAGGGGACGGCGCAGCAGACGACGATTTCGGCCGCCCAGGCCCGCTTCGCGGTGCAGCAATTTGGTTTCCAGATCAACGACGTCGCGACACAGTTAGCGTCTGGCGCCAACCCATTCAGAGTAGCGACGCAGCAGGCTGGTCAGTTTGTCCAGGCCTTCCAAGTTGGGGGTGGACCGGCTGCCGTGCTGCGCGGTTTTGTGGTTGAACTCAAGAGCCTGATTTCACCGACCACCGTTGCTATCGCGGGGTTGGCCGCGCTGGGCGTGGGTTTTATTGCGCTGGTGGCGAGGTCGACAGCTGCGGACGCGGCGATGCGACAGTTCGCCGTAACGCTCGAAGCAATGAACCTGACCGCCAAAGCCACGCCCGCGGGGCTTGAGGCGGTGTCGCATTCTTTTCTTGACCTGGGTATTTCGGTCAGCGAGGCGCGCACTCAGCTGAACCAACTCGCTACGAGCGGCCTCGATCCACAACGATGGCAAGCGATAATCAGGGCCGCAGCCAATTTGCAGACTGTATTTGGCGGCGATCAGTTTCAGAATCTCAAAAACGCCTTTGCCGGCGGCGTCGAGAGTGCGAGCACCTACGCGCTTAAGCTCCGCTTGATAACCACTGACCAGGCCGCCTATGCGCGGCAACTCGTATTAAGCGGGGACGCCGGCAAGGCGCTGGACTTTATACTACAACAGGTGACGGCACGCTCTGACGATTGGAATAAGCGAGCGTTGAGCCCACTCGGGCAAGCTCTGCGTGACTTGAACGTCGCTTACGACAAATTTGTCACGACCCTCTCAAAGAGCGATGCCATTAGAGGAGTGGTCGAGCAAACGACCGCCCTTGTGCGGGTAATCGAGGACCTGTTCAAAAAAGAACCGCCAAAGTGGTTCAGGGTTCTTTTTATGGATGAGGCGGTCCCCGGCCTGGGTAACATCGTGACCCAACTGCTGCGGATGCAGGGTATCCCGGTCACGGGCTCGGGGCCTGGCGGCATCAGCGGGCCGGCTCCGGCTGCGGGCGGGGCGGCTTCTGGCGCGGGGGCTGGCCCGCTTAGTGTGACCATAACTAAGAGCCCATCGGCAGTCGCCGGCCTCGACCCCACCCTCCAATTTGCTTTGCGCGATATGTTCGCGGCGGCTGCCGAGAGTGGCATAACCCTCGGCATCGGCAGCGGATTTCGGACTTTTGAGCAGCAAACCAAACTATACAACGAGGCCATCGCGAAATACGGTTCGGCGAATATCCCCGGGCATCAAGTCGCATATCCTGGGACGTCGATGCATGAGAAAGGGCTAGCTGCCGATCTGACGGCCAGCGGTACCACAATTCGTGCGGGCAGTCCGGAGGCCCGCTGGCTTGCGGCAAATGCATCAACTTTTGGTATTAGCTTTCCGGTGCGAGGCGAGCCCTGGCATGCCCAACTCGCTGGCGACGTAGTACCCGCAGGTGGCCGCACCGGCCTGCTAACAGCTGTCGGGGAGCAAGACCCGACAAAGATCGACGCGGTCAATAAGCTGATTGAAGCGGAAACACGGCGGGCCAATGCCCTCAGAGGGATGGGGCAGGTCCTTACTGAGAACGAAGTTCGTGAGCGCGCTGCTACAATCGCATTGGAGAATGAACTAACAGTAGAACAGAAAGCCCGTGTCGAAGCTGCCCTGCTGGCGAATTCTCGCGCCACCTTTAATAATGAACTGGACAACAGCAACAAGCTGCTCAATCAGGAAATCAGCGGCCAGCAGTCAATCGTTCAGGCATACCAAGCCAGCTCCCTTGCGGGTAAGGTTCGTGAAACGCAATTCAAGGCAGAAACAGAGGCTCTGCGTTTATTCGGCACGACCGATAGCGCGGTGGCAAAGCAGTTTATAGAAAATCGCACCAAGCAAAATCTCGCGCTGGAGAAGGCTTCCGAACAGCTTAAAAGCGCGCAGGAAATCCTGGCCGGCCGCGACACCCAGGCGCAGCTACAGCTGCAGATGAATCTCGTCGGTCAGACCAGCGAAGAGATTCAACGCCAGGTCACTATTCTGCAAGAGAAGCAGAGGATCGAACGGGAGTTTCCTCTGCTGTCGGAAGCCGAGAAGGCGGCAAAGCTCAAAGTTACGGAGGAGATAGCCAATCAGACCAAACTGCTCGCGGACATGAACCGCGAGCAGCAGCGCATCGACGGCCTCTATCGGCAGATTGGCGACACCATCGTCAACACGCTGGGCCAGGCGCTCGACTCCGTCTTCGACCCCAAGAAGCCGATGGATTGGGGCAAGTCGATCAAGAACATGCTTTCCTCGCTGGTCGGCACGATCGGCCGCGAGATGTTGTTCAAGCCGCTGACCGGCTCGATCCTCTCGACGCTCGGCGCCTCGCCCTCGACGGTACAGCAGTACGGCACGCTCGGCGGCAGCGGCGGCCTGTTCGGCAACATCGGTTCCCTGGGGTCGACAGGCTCTTTTCTGAAAAGCATTTTGCCCGAAAGCTGGTTCAGCGGCGGTGGGCTGTTCTCCAATATTGGCAGTTCGCTCGGGTTCGCCTCGACGGCCCCGGTCAGCAGCGTCTTTGGTATCGAATCATCGACCCTGAGTTCGCTCGGGCTGACCGGCAACATGGCGGTGCCTGGCAGCGTCTTTGGCATGACGAGCCTGGGCAGTGCCCTCGGCAGCGTCGGTGCCGGGTTTACCGCAGGGACGATGATCAACAGCCTGGTCGGTGGCAAATCGACCGGCGGCATGATCGGCAGTGGTGTCGGCTCTATCGCCGGCATGGCGATTGGTTCGCTTATTGGTATGCCGTTCCTTGGCGCGCTCCTAGGCGGGGTTGGTGGCGGGCTATTCGGCGGCATGTTCGGCAACAACCGGCCGCGCAACCAGTCGGCCGGGTTCTCGACCGATGTTTCGACTTTCCAGATCCAGTCCGGCTTTGCCGGGGGCAACCAGCAGATCGACCAGGCGGTCCTCGAAGCCGGGCAGAAGCTGCAGGGCTACCTCGACCTGCTGAAGACGACCGGCGGCGCGCTCTCCGGCCAGCTTCTGCTGCAGCATGGCGTCAACACCGGGGTGACCCTCGATTACTCGGGCGTCCCCGGCTACGGCAGCGGGCGGCTCTCGCTCGGCCAGGATCCGACCAAGGCGGTCGGCGATGTCGCGCTCGTCCTGGCGAAAACCATGACCGGGGTCAGCGACACGTTCAAGTCGGTGATGGACTCGGTCAGCGACCCCGCCAAGCTGGAGCGGGCGATTGCCTTCGCCAAGGCCTATGAGGCGATCGACGAAGCCGCCGAGGACGCCTTCGCCTCGATCGAAGACGCCACCAAGCGGATGGGCCCCTACCGCGTGGCCATCGACGAGATCAATGCCACCTTCGCCGATCTGACCGAGCAGGCGAAGGAATTTGGGCAGGCCATCCCGCCGATCACCGCAGCGCTCGATGAAGCCATCAGCCGGCTCCGAGGTGACTTCAAGGACTCGCTGCAGCGCGCCCTCAACGAGGCGACCGGCGCGGGCTTCATCAACACGATCAAGGACATTTGGGATCAGTATCTCGCCTCGATCACCGACAGCCAGGCGATCGGCCTCGGCTCGGATCGCGCCACCCAGGATCTTCTGGGGCAGGTGGCGACCAATCAGATCCGGCAGGTGCTGGAGGGGTTGTCGGTCGCCGAACTCGACACGGTCATCGCCGAGTTCACCGGCCTCAACGATATCATCGTCGAACTGGCCCAGACCGCGAAGCTGACGACCGACGAGGTCGATCAGCTGGCGAGCCAGCTCGCGCAGATCCGGCTCGATATCCAACGGTTCGTCGACAGCATCCGGGGCACCGCCGGGCCGGGCGCATCGCCCGAGCAGGCCTACTACGCCTCGGTTGCGCAGTGGGGCACGCAGTACGACCTCGCCTCGCGCGGCGACATGAACGCGCTGCAGAACATCACTGGCTACGCGCAGCAGTACATCGACGCGATCAGCGGGTACTTCGGCTCGTCGCAGGCCGGGCAGGTCGAGATCGACCGGATCCTGGCGAACCTCGAGGCGCTGGCGCCGACGACGATCCAAGATCCGGTGGTGCAGGCGATCACGGTGCTAACCGAGGCGGTGACCACCGGCACCACGACGGTGACATCGGCGATCGAGGCGATCCCGACATCGCTACAGGTGATCCTCGACGCCAACACGCTGGCGGCGACCCAGGCGATCTACGCCAACAATTCGCTGCTGGAGCAGCTGCGGACCGATGTCAACGCGAGCGCCGAGACCGCCAAGACGGCGATCGACACGCAAATCCAGCAGCTCATCACCGACATCACGGTGCAGACCTCGAGCCTGATCGGCCAGGGCATCCTGAATACCCAATCGCTGATCGACGCCAATAACACCGGGTTTGCCGATGTGACGGCGCAGTATCAGGCCGAGACCGACCGGCTGATCGCATCCGGCGCCGCCACAACCGCCCAATTGCAAGAACTGAACACGCAGACCGCGACCGACATCATCAACGAGGCCGGGATCAACGCCGACGACATCATCGCCGAGAGCAACCAGCGGCTCGACGATGCGCTCTCGAAATACGACGAGACGATCGAAGGCATCGGCGATGTCTCGACCGACGCCCAAGGCATCATCACGGCGGTCAACGCGACCGGCACCCTTCTGGCGCCGCTAATTACCGCTGTCGGCACCGATGTGGTGGCGGAACTCGGCGATGGTCCCAACAGTGTGGTCGGCTCGATCGTGAGCGAGCTCGCCGCCGTCTCGGGCTACCAGATCAGGGACCGCGGGTTCAATACCGGCCTGCTGATCGAGGCCATCGGCCTGGTCGGCGACGAGGTCAACGCCGCCGCGCTCGTCTACTCGAACAATGAAATAAGCAAGATGGGGACGGTGGAGACAAACCTCCTGTCGAGCCTCAGTTTCAACTTTATCGCCGTCCTCAACGCGCTGAACTCGATCAGCGGCTACCTGCTCACCACCGACGCGACCAATTCGCTCGCCATCGCCAATGCCGTCATCGGGGGCTTCAACAACGAAGCGACGGCGATGCTGACCTATGCCAATGGCGAGCAGGCGTTGCTTGGGCAGATCAACACAACCCTCGGCGGCGCGAACGGCGTCTACCAGACCAACCACTGGCTTTACCTGATCCAATACGATCAGAACTATTTCGGCTGGGAGCATATGCGGCGGTTCGACCGGATGATCGAGCTTCTGGTCTCGATCGACACGAACCTTAAGCTCTCGCTGACGGCGCCCGTTCAGCAATGGCCAGCCTATGGCATGTAGGGCCGCACCGTGACCCCCGAAGCCGAACGGCTACTCCGGAGCGCGACCGTCGATCTCGATTTCGAGCGCGCCGCCTATCGCAACGGCAGCAGCAATGGCGACATCCTCACCGACTTTGTGACCACGACCCGCGCCTCGGTGGGGTACGCCGAAAACACGGCGGGCGTCTGGGCGGCGTTCGGAACCAACGTGCCGCGGCGCACCGACAAAGGGCTGCTCGTCGAGGAAGCGCGGACCAACGGGATCAGAAACAACTCGATGCAGGGTGCGGTCGCCGGCACCCCGGGCACGATCCCGACCAATTGGGCACAAAACATCGGTGCCGGCATCACCCGCACCATCGTCGGGACCGGCACTTCTCTTGGCATAAACTACATCGACGTGCGCTATGCCGGCACGCTGAGCGCCGGCACTCAGGTCGTAGCTCTGTTTTTCGACAGCACCACCGGGATCGCGGCGACGACCGGGCAGATTTGGACTTTGAGCGGCTTTGTCGCCCTGGTCGGCGGCAGCGTCGCCAATCTGACAGCGGTCACTTATGGATGGAATGAAAACACCAGCGGTGGCGCCTTCGTCAGCAACAAGACCGGGCCGAACTTCAGGACATCGCTGACGGCGTCGTTGCAGCGGGGTTCGTACAGCACGGCCAACACCGGCGGCGGCACCGTCGCAGCCGTGATGCCGTGGATCCAGATCACTGCGCCGACGAGCACAGTGGTCGATGTGACCCTGCGGATCGGCTGGCCCCAGATGGAGCTCGGCACCTGGGCGACCTCGCCGATCCGCACGACCACCGCGGCGGTAACGCGCGCCGCCGAGGTCGTCACGCTGACCACACCTCCGACGTTTGGTGCTTCGTTTTCGATGGTTGGCGAGGGAACGCCGCAGGCGCCCAGCGCCTATACCGCGCAGCAGTACCTATGCCAAGTAGACAACGGAAATAACAACAATCGCGAAACCATCCTGCGTAACAACGGCACCGGCAATGCTTTTGGATATATTGCTTCGGGGGGTGTCGCGCTCCTCAGCTTGCAGCCGGCCGCATGGGCACAGAACGTCGTTGGCATGTTGGCGGTTGCGGGTGCCGCTAATGACTACGCAACATCGTTTAACGGCAGTGCACCCCTAATCAGCGCGGTGGCTGGTTCGATGCCGGCCATTTCGACGGTTAGGATCGGTAGCACGCTAAGTGGCGGGCAACCTTGGAACGGCTGGATCAACCGGATCGCGATCTGGCCCGAGACGCGGCTCGGCAACACCGATCTCCAGACCGTCACCGGGGCCGCGACCGGCGCCATCACCGAAGCGATGTTCACGCTCGATGCGACGCCGCTCGACGTGCCGCTCTACGCGCTCGATAGCGTCGTCGTCAGCCCCTCGGTCATCAGCGCCAGCGACATCCTTGTCGAACTCGACGCCTACACGCTGCCCTCGGGGCCTATCCGCAAGCTCTATTTCGGCTCGACCGCCTATAGCGATCCAACGGCACCGGGATTTTACGAAGAACGGATGCAGCAGCCGTTTTCATTCCGGCGCGACATCTTTAGCGGCAACACCACGGGCGGTCCCAGCCGGGTGTCGTTCGGCGAAATGCGGCTGGCGAACGGTGACGGCGGTCTCGACAACGCCCGCACCGCCTACGCCTTCGCGGGCTGGCCGGCGCGGATGATGATCGGCGATGTCAGGCAGCCCTACGCCACCTGGGAGACGCTGATCGCCGGCAAGCCGCAGCAGGCGCTCTTTACGCTCAACGACCTGTCGGTCGTCTTGCGCGACCGGCTGCAGGATTTCGCGTTGACGATCCAGACCAACAAGTACAAGGGGGACAACGTCCTCCCCGGCGGTCTGGAGGGGCTGAGCGACATCAAGGATCGCCCAAAGCCGCTGCTGTTCGGGGCGGTGATGAACATCAGCCCGATTTTGGTCAACACCGCCAAATTGATCTGGCAGGTCAACGACGGTCCGGTCGGCATGATCGGCGCCGTCTATGACAAGGGCATCGCGCTCACCCAGGATTGGGACTACGCCAACGAGGCGGACATGATCGCCAACGAGCCCTTGCCCGGCACCTACCGGGTGTGGCTCGCGGGCGGCTATTTCCGCCTCGGTGCCGCGCCGTCCGGCACGATCACCTGCGATGCCCGCGAGTACGTCAGCAACCCGGAATGCACCGCCGCCCAGGTGGCGCTGCGGATCGCCCGCCGGCCACCGGAAACCGGCGAGCCGCCGATCATGGACGCCGACATCAACTGGAGCGATGTCGCGCAGCTCGACCGGCTCAACGCGGCGGTCGTCGGCATCTGGCTGTCGGATGAGACGACCTTTAGTGCGGCGATCGACCTCGTCCTCAGCTCGATCGGGGCCTGGTACGGGTTCGACCGTCTCGGTTTCTTCCGGCTGCAACGGCTCGATCTGCCGCTGGGGCCGGGCACCGTCACCTTCCGGCGCTTCGGGCCGGATGCCGGTGGCGAAGCCGCGCTTGGCGAGTTCGATCTTCTCAACATCCGCTTCCTGCCGACCAACGACCCCGATCGCGGCGTCCCGACCGACGAGGTCAAGGTCGACTATGGCCGCAATTACACGGTCCAGACCGGCGACGCGTTGACCGGCAATGTCAGCACCGAGCGAAAGAACTTTGTCGGGCTGGCAAACCGGACCGCGGTCGCCACCGATCCGACGCTCAAAGACGCATACCCGTCGGCGCTGAAAAAGCGGGTGCAGACGGTCCTGCTCAACGAGTGGGACGCCACCGCCGAGGCGCAGCGGTTGATCGGCATCTACAGCGACCAGCGCGATTTCATCGAGATCGACACGCCGATGCTGTCGGATCTGATCCCGATGATCGACATCGGCTCCGAGATCAAGCTGGTCTACCCCCGGTACAACTACGATGTTGGCCGCGTGCTGCGGGTCATCGGCATGCAATACAACGCGCTGAACCGGACGATGACGATAGGCGCTTGGGGATGACCAACTGTCTCTTCGGCTTTCCGCGCATGACGCCCTACTACACGGCGGCGGGCGGCTCGTGGAATGCCACCTACCCGGTCGCAAACCTCTTGTCGCTGCCGCTGTCGCGGGTGGCGCGCAGCACCAACGCGCTGGTCGCCAGCACCGTCATCGACCTGACCAGCAGCCCGGCGCAGAGCGCCACGACGGTCTCCTTGGCGCGGCACAATCTCAGCGGCAATGCGCAGATCCGGGTCAACTGCTGGGCCGACGCAGCGCGCACCACGCCGACCTTCGTCGGAGGCTATGAGGATGTCTGGCCGACTGCGCTCAAGACGATGACCGCAGCCGAGCGGGCGAATGCGGTGTGGACATGGTTCAAGCGGTTCTCCGCGACCCCGATCACCTGTGGCGCGATCCGCCTCGAGATCAGCGATGCCGCCAACGCCGCCGGCTACGTCCAGGCCGGGTTTGCCGAAGTCTGCCAGCACTTCGAGACCAGGTGGAATTTCGAGTGGGGCATGAACTGGGGTTTCACCTTCCGCTCGCAGGTTACTGAAGCCATAGGCGGGGCGCAGTATGTCGACCGCCGCGCCAAGCCGCGCATCGCCCGCGGCAACTTCCCCTTTGTGACGCGTGATCAGTCGCAGACCAAATTTTGGGAGATGTGGCGGCAATTGGATCTCGCCGACCCACTGCTGTTCGTGCCGCTCTACGACGAGCCGACGCACTACCCGCGCACCGCCATGCTGGCGCAGCAACTCGACGCCGGTCCCGCCAGGATGGCGATGCGAGGCGCCGGTACGCTGATCGACAGCGTCCCCTTCTCGCTCCGCGAAATCATCGGGTGACGACGTATGCCGTATCCGTTTGCCCCTGGTGAAGTCCTAACCTCGGCCAACCTAAACGCCGCGCTCGATATGCGCGTGCGGACCGATGGGACCAATCTCGTCCTGACGCCGGGCGCGGTGCTGTTCGGGAGCTCGGCCGGCGGTTTCGCCTCCGATAGCACCAATCTCACCTTCGACGACACCAACAATCGCCTAGGGGTGAACAACAACACGCCGCAGGCAATGCTGTCGGTCGGCAAGACCGCCGGCGCGGCCCGCGTCTACAACAGCTACACCGATGCCGCCAACGGCGAGTGGGGCGACTTTAGCTGGTCCGGCAATGTCCTCCAGCTGGGTTCGGCGAAGAACGGCACCGGGATCGCGCGCGATGTTGTCATCAACCACGGATCGAGCGAACGGGCGCGGGTCACTTCCACCGACCTGCGTCTGACTGTCGGCGGGGGTACGACCGGCATCTATTTCAGCGTCTGGAGCGATGTCACCAAGGAATACTATCTGGCCAACCAAAACGGGGCGATGAATGTCGTCCGGCAGAGCGGGATCGGGGGGCCGGAATTTCGCTTGGTCAATGCCGGCTGGGTCGATTGGAACAACCACGAGTGGTCATATAACGGAAGCTGGATAAGCAACGTCGCGGCCTATGGCACGAGCCGGGTCGGCACTGGTGTCGCCCGCGATTCCGCCTTCTATCACGGCGGGACGCAAAAACTCTGGCTGACAAGCGAGGGGCTGGGCGTCGGCGGAACCCCTGGCGGGAGCGGCGCCGGCAGGTTGTTGCGCGTCACCGGCACCATGACCACGTCGCTCAACACTCCCGTCGAATTTGGCTACACGCTCGCGTCGAGCGTCACCACGAGCCAATACGGATTCGTAAATCAACCCACCTTCAATCCATCCGGAGCTTCACTTACCACGGTCTACGGTCTTTTGAATTATGCGCTGATCGCAAGCACCGCCGCGATTGGTATCTCGACTATGTCCGGGGTAACGTCGCTGCTCCAGACCAACGCCGGCTACACGCAACAGATCACGACTGGCGCCGCCTTTGACACCTTGGGCCCGACCGTCAGTGGCTCGCTGCCGTTCATCAATTACTACGGCTACCGGTGCCAGGGTATCGGCAACGGCAACGGCGCCACCTCGGGCAGCATCGTCAATGTGGGGCTGATCATCGGCATCCATACCGCCGCTGGCGCCGCCGGCGGGACGGTCAATAATTACGGCGCATATCTTAATGTGGGAACCGGCTCCGGCGCCGGGACAACCAATAATTACGGGTTGCGGATTACCGGCAACGGCGGGTCCGGGGGTGGCGGCACCACCACCAATTACGCCATCTACGCTGACAGCACCGCTCCCTCGGTATTTACCGGCAAGCTTGGTCTCAACGGCACGATACCGCAGGTTCCGCTGCAGATGGGCGGTACTTTTGTATCGGCGGGTGATGTCGTCATCGCGACGATCCAAACGACGATGCAAAGCACAGCCACCGGTAGCCAGTTCGGCTTTCAAGCCGCGCCGACGTTCCAGCCGACCGGCGCCTCGCTGACGACTGCGATCGGGCTATATGCCAATCCGGCCCTGGCGGGCAGCGTAGCGATCGGCGAGCTCGATGCAATTTTTGCTTGGCCCAATCTTACCAGCTACAGCGGCACCAATCCGACATGGATCGTGGGGGTCGGATCTGAGGGGCCGTTAGGCGGCAGCTCGACCAAGTACGCAAGCAACTATGCCGGGTTCTATGCGCAAGACGTAGCGAACGGACACGGCGCGACCAGTGGCTCGATCGCCAATCACGGCATTTTTGTCGGCTCGCACACGGCGGCGGCGGCAGCCGGCGGGACCATCAACAACCGCGGTGCTACCATTTTCTTGCCGAGCGGCAGCGGGGCCGGCACAACCTCGAACCTCGGCCTCTACCTTACCGGGAACGGTGGCTCGGGCGGCGGCGGCACGACGACCAATTACGCGATCTTCAGCGACAGTGCTGCCCTTTCGCAGCTTCAGAGCACGCGGATTGGGATTGGCATCGCCAATCCGACCAATGCCACGGCGCCATTCCTCTACATCACTGCGGCAGCCGGAGTACCCACCGGAGTTCCAGCCTTTGCGGCGGTCGGCGCCATCGCCATCCAGTGGGACAGCACGAACAAAAAGCTGATGGTCTACGACCAGCCCTCGGCGACATGGAAGGGCGTCGTCCTGGCCTGACCAAGGGGAGAGCAATGCACTTCATCGACATCATCGTGCGCGACGAGAACACCGTCTTGCACAAGGAGACCGCCCAGGTGCCCGACGGTTTCGCCGGGGAGCTGGTCGAGGCCTACCGGACCTATTACCCGGATGCGGTGGGCGACACGCAGATGTTCCAGCGGATCAGCCGCGGTCTGATCGAGGGCATCATGGCGAACATTGCCTCGGCCAGGGCCGCAGCCGCGATGTCCCGGTCGGCGCCGCGCACCTTCCGGCTGGAGAGCGAGCCGGAACTGCCGCCGGAACCGGAACCGGAACCCGAACCACCGCCGCCCATACCTGATGAGCCGTCGCCGCCGCCGGAGCCTGCCGATGAACCGGCGCAACCGTAGGAGACCAGCACCCATGTTCGACGCCACGCCGCAAGGCGATCCGCAGCCGCAGCCGCAGCCGCAGCAGGAGCCGCCGCGCCCAATCACCCCCGAAGACATCTGGCGCAACCAGAGAGCCAACCTGTCGCTGCGCGCGCTCGACCTGGAGGCCGAGGTCATCCTGCTGCAGCAGGAGAACCAGCGCCTCCAGCAGCGGGTTGCCGAACTGACCGGCCAGCCGGTCGGCTCTGCGCCGTGAGGTGCGCTACGATCGGCCACCGCCCGGCGTCGCGCTAGCGGCGCTCCTGTCCGGGCTAATCCTGTTGCACCGCCCCGACGGCGGCGGGGTGCTGGTGGCGACGCAGCACATCACCTCGCTGATCCCGACGGCTGCGCATAGCGGCGGGAAGAACCGGTTGGTTCACGGCCAAGCGCTGTGCGTCGTGCGGTTGACGGACCAGCAACTGATCGCGGTGCGCGAACCGTGCGCCGCAGTGCACCGGCTGATGTCAGGCGGTCAATGACCAACAGCCTAACTCTGACCTTGGGCGGCTCCGTCGAACTGGTGCTGCGTCAGCCGCCGCCGGACATCGAATGCGTCATCGAGACGCGATACGAAGGCTTCACAGCAAGAGGAAAGGGGTTTTCCATGGCTTACACACTGCCAGCCGACAAAATGATCACCGTGCGCGTCGACTACGTCGATGCCCAGGGACACCCGGCCGTGGTCGATGGCGATGTCAGCTGGGATTCAAGCGCCCCCGAGGTCGCGACGGCGACCGTCGATCCGGGCGACAGCCACCTGTGCACGATCGTCCCCGGCACAACGCTCGGGACCACGCAGGTCTCGGCGCATGCCGATGCTGATCTTGGCTCCGGTGTACGGGCGCTGGTGACGACGCTCGATGTCACAACAGTGGCGGGCGAGGCGGTCGCCGGGACGATCAGCCCGGTGGGAGATCCCCAGCCGCTCCCATAAAGGAGGTCGCGATGGTCCTCACGATCTTGTTCGTCGTCGTCATGTTTCTGTGGCTCTTGAGCATCCTGCCGTACCCGCCGATGCAGTCCTTTGCCGCCGGCAGTTCTTTCCTCGCCTTCGTCGCGGTGCTGCTGCTGGGTCTATTCCTGTTCGTGCCCGGCCTGCGCTGAGCCGCGCAGATCCATCAGGTTGGTCAGTTCCTCGGCTGCGGCCGGCAGTTTCAGATCGCTGCCTCGGATCAGCACGTCGAACCACAGGCACCCGGCGAAGGGGAGCCTCCCTCGGTGCAGATCCCGCGCGAGAGCAAAGCAAGGAGCCTCGTTCATGCCACTCATGATCCTAAACGGCCCGGTGATCCTGGCGGGCGAGTCCTTGTCGGACGGCATCGAGGTCGGCGGCGGCTTGGTCCGGATGACGATGCCGTCGATCTGGACTCCGGCGAATATCACCTTTCAGATCTCGACCGACGGGGAAGGCTACAACGACCTCGTCCATGCTCAGGGCATGGAGTTCATGATGCCCGTCGTGCCGGGATCGGCGGTCATTCTGACCCTTTACGCCGACGCTTTGCGGGCGATCCAGTTCTTGAAGATCCGCTCGGGCTCGCGGGACTTCCCGGTGATCCAGCCGGTGCAGACCGAGTTTGCGCTGACGGTCGATCCTGCGGCGAAGTGATCTGCCCCGTCTCGCGCATCATCACCTGGGCCTGCTCTTTGAAGGTCAGACTTTGGAACCATCCAAGAGGATCGGGTGGGGGGCTGAATAGTTCTCCCACCGTGCAGTGGAGCGCTTCGGCATAGGCTTCGAGGACCGTCTGGTTGTATCGCTGCTTGCCGGTTTCGATCCGCGACAAGTACGCCTGTGTGAACTTGAGGGTGCCTTCTCGGAAAGGGATGAAGGCATCCGACATTGCTTGCAGCGACAGACCGTACACCTCCCGCCATTCGCGCAAGTAATGCCGCGGGCGCCTAGCAACGGGCGCGGGGGCCGGGGTTTCCTTTTTGGCGTCCGGGGTGGTCTTCTTGGCGGGTTCGCTATCCGATCCATTCAGCAGTTCAGCGAGGCTCCATCCCAGAGCTTTGGCGATAGCGGTGAGTTTGTTGATATTCCAGCCAGTTTTTGGTTCGTCGTTGAGGTATGCCTTGTTGACCCCGGCCTCACGATAGACCGCGGCCAGCGACTTCCCGAGGCTCCGGGCGCGCTTTTGCGCGCGGAGTTTTACCCGGTTCTTGGCGTCGTAGTTATTTCTGGGCTGCGGCATAGCGGTCGAGTTCTTCCGGCTCGAAGCGCCGCTTGGATCGCGGCCCCCGGCAGGTCAAGCGGCCGGCATTGACCTCGCGTCTGATCTGGTCGATCGACAGCCCAAGGCGCTGACCGGCCCCCTTCTCCGACAACAGCAGTGGTTTTGGTGGTGGCGGGTCGGCCAGCACGGCGTCGAGCTGTGCCCGCAGGTCGAGCCACCCGACCGCCGTCTCAGGCGGCTCCTCGGCGACCCAGAATTTGACCCCCGGCACCGCCCGGAAGCGTTCCCGCATGCGGTGCGCGATCCGCTTCGCCTGGCGCTCGGTCAGCCCATCGACGCCGGGGTAGCGCGGCGCGACCACCGCCCGCTCGCCGTGATAGCGCGCCAGCACGATCATGCCGGGACCCACTGCGCCGCCGGCTGGCGTACCTCCTGCGGCGGCGGCTTCTGGCAGGACAGGATGTAAAAGCCGGCTGCATTCAGGAGATGGAATCCCACCGTCAACCCGAACACCGCGTCGATCGGCGGCATGAAAAACATCACGACCTGCCCGATCAGCAGCGCCAGCGTCACCTGGCGCGCCACCACCAAGAGAACGCGGTTTATGTTCGCGTGCCCCAACCGGGCGTGAAGGGCAGCCCGCCAAACCAACGGGCGCCAGACGCCGGAAACCAAGAGCCATGTCAGCCCGACGAACGCGCCGATAAACGGATGCCCCTCAGCCTGTATTTCGTGCATCCTTACCACGCCGTAAACGAGCAACAGGATGCTGGCGATCTTCGTCAGGTTGGCTCCCAGCTTGATGTGATCAACGCCCCAGCGCCGGCCGAGCCAATCGACTACCGGCTGCGCCACCCGGTCCAGCAGCCATAAGTCGAGCTGATGCGGCGACCAGCGTTTCACCTGGGAACCACCCTGACCTCGCTGCCGGTGATGATCGAGCGATAGACGCCGTCATCGCCGCGCAGCACCGGCATCATGCCGACGTGCCCGTCGAGGATCGATTCAAACCCCAACATCAACGAGGCGCCATTTGGGGACGCCATGATCACGGTGCCGTCGACCCGGCAGCCGGCGCAGAAGATCGTCACCGCGTCGCCGGATTTCATCCGGCCTCCAGATCGAACACCACGACTGCGGCGGGTGGCATGGTGGTGTCGAATCCGATGTCGTCGAGATATTTTGAGACGATGGTCAGCGCGGTGACGTCAGAGCCCGGCGGCGGGGCGCAGATGGTGGCGATAAACTTCGTGTCCCACCAGACCTCGATGACGGCGTTGCCGTGGACGGTGTGGACGCCGGGGCGGAAGGTCATCATCAGGTCTGCTCCGTCGATGGATCGCTGCTCGTCTTGAGCTGCACCGACGCGTCGACCGCGGCGAGCTGCTGCTTCGCCCATTCGACTGCCTTGGCGTGGCCCGCCTCGGCCTCCTCCCAGGTGGCGTAGCGTTCCTGATAGCCCTTGAAGTCCGGGGTGATCTCGCGGCCGAGTACGATCTTCGGCTCGCCGCCAAAGACCATCGTCTCGAACAGAATGGCCGGCGCATCCGGCTCTATCGAAAAACTGTGATCGAGCCCGAGGAACACGGTCGAAACGTCGAGCGGCCCGACCTCCGTCTTGCCGACCGTCCACTCCTGCGTGCCATACTGGGAACCTGCGGCCCACTCCTCCATGCTGCACGGCACGGCGAGCTTGCCGATCAGCTTGTAGTGGCGCGGTCTATTCATCGAGACCCCCTGACATCGCAGCCGGTCCAGTTAGGGACGCCGCCGATGGCGGCGCAGGCCCGGAACATTTCCGCCCTGGCGTTGCTTTCGGCCGATGTCATCCAGGCGACCGAGATAAAAAACGACGCCAAGCAAATCGCGGTGCTGGCTGCCAGCGCGATCATCCGGAGATGGCGTGTGGGGTCGCTCGAACGAGCTTGCCACTGGCGGCATCCTGTTGGCGGCGGTCCCGGCATCACCAAAGTCCAGAAAGGCGCCCGGAGATAATGATCGTCATCCCCTGCGCCAGCGTGGCGATGATGCTGGCGATGGCGACCGCGAGGATCAGCCAGCGCAGCCGCCGATAGTTGCGCTGCACCCGCTCCATCTCCCCGGCGAAATCCAATTGGTTCCGCAGCAGCAGCAACTGAAACCGGATGTAATCGACCAGCGGATGCAGCCCGAACGGGATGTCCACGTCGAGCGGATCGCGCTCGGGCGGCTCGGTCTCGCGGCGATGCCGGGCGAACGGCGTGGGGATGCTAAACCGGGCCACCACCCGGACCTCTCAGCACCTCGAGGAACAGCGGCTGGCCGGGGCGGCCTATGGGCTGCGCCCCGTCGTCACCGACAAACCGGACCGCCTGGCCGAAGATGATCACGAGGTTGTAGCGCGCGCCGCAGGCACGGCAGGTCATGTTCTGGCACGAGCCGCCGCGCGGCCCCGGCTCAAAATTCTCGACCGGGTCGCTGCAGTAGAGGCAGCCGCTAAACGCCGAGAACGGTTCCGGGGTCTTCATTCCACGACCTCGATCGTAACCCGGACCCGCTTCCCGTCGAACTGCGCAAAGGCGGCGTGCTGCTTCGTCTCGTCATAACTGTGCAGCCGCACGAAGAAGGCGTCGGGACCCGAGACCTCGGCGATCTTCGCCTGTCCGGAGTCCTCGGTCGTGGACTCGACCTTGCCCTCCAGCGTGCAGATGCCAACCGGCGGCAAGCCTCTTTTGCTGACGGCGCGCTCTGCGATACCGGCGATCATCCCCAGCGCCAGCGGCAGGTTCGGATCATCAACGCGGGCAGTGGCGGGCCAGGAATGGCTGCTCAGCGCCTGCCCCCGGATCTGCTTCAGCAGGTCTATGGCGGTGCCGTCGACCTTGTCGGCCATGTCGGTTCTCCTGTTTTCATGATGATGCCGGCAGCATCGCCCAGCGGGCGACTTCGTCAAAGCGCTCGGCGAATTCCGGCCGGATTTTATATTGCCCGCTGTTGCCCCACATGACCCCGAGCTGCACCAGCGTTTCGGCGCAGCGCGGCGTGTTGCCCTTCTCTTTGCCCCTTATGCGCTCGATCGTGGCGGCGATCTCCTCGGGCGGCATCCGCTCCGAGACCTCGCCCTGATGGATCAGCCGACCGGCGAACCGGCGCAGGATGCGCTCGCCATACGCCTCCAACTGGTCGAGTTCAATCTCGGCAAAGCTCCCGACCGGCGGCAGCTCGTCCCCGGCCTTGTCCTCCTCCTCGGCCTTGCCCTCGGGCTTTTTGAATAATTCCTCGGGGTCGACCCAGCGCATCTCGCCCTTCCCGTCGAACACCGGGGCACGCAGCGGCGGCGGCGGGTCCTTTGCGGATTTGCGCAATTCCGAAAATCCGACGACCTTGCGCCGCAGCGGCTCCTTCGGGCGGTGTTCCCAGCGGTAGCTGAGCGCCTGCGGTGTCAGCCTGGGATCGTCGAAATACTGCGGGTGCCGGTTGGCGTAAGCCGTGATCTCGTCGATCTGGCGGCGCAGCGCCACCAGCGTCGAGCGCTGATGCGACGGCATCTCGGCGTAGCCCTGGCGCCGGTACCAGTCGCGGATCCAGAGATTGTAGGCGCGCCCGGTGGTGGCTCCGTTCGAGGCCTGGATCGCCTCCTCACGCCCGGCCGCGAACTCGCTCACTGTCGCGACGATCGCCGCGAACCCGATCGGCACTCCGAGCGGGTCGCGGGTCGGGGGCGGTGTCTGGGCCTTGGGTTCGGCCGGCGCGGGCGGGGCGGCGGCGGTGACCCGGCGGGTCGGCGCGGCCTTGTCGCCGCCTATCCCCAGCCGGCGCCGGATCCAACCCTCAAGCGACAGCCCGAGATTGCGGGCTTCGCCGCGGACGTGGTCGTACTCCCGTTCGTCGAGAGTGATTTCGAATTGGTGTCTGATCGATGCCATGTTGTTGCGGCTCCTCCTGTTGTTTGCTCTGGCAGGGGTGACCGGAATCGAACCGGCGAATACGGGCTGCACAGGCCCGCGCGTCTACCACTCCGCCACACCCCCTTTCTGGTGGATCCGACCGGACTCGAACCGGCACATCGGCGCGTTGCAAGCGTCGGCGTCTTCCTTTCCGCCACGGACCCGTCAAAAAAAACTCCTCACCCAGACGACGGCGAACCCGATCAAGCCCCACAAGACAAGTGACGCCGCGATGATGACGAGCGCGCCAGCGCCGTCCGTCAGCCTGTCGTCGGCGTGTGTCATGGCTTCACCTCAGCTCCCGCCTTGCGGCGTCGATCGCGAGGTTGAGGTCGCGCAGCTTGTCGCTGCCTTCGCCCGCCTCGCGCGCCAAGGCCCGATAGACCGCCTCGGCGGCGGCAAGCGAGCGGGTCTCAATGTCCAGCACCTTGCGCCAGTCGAACGGGCGCTCGGGCGGCGGCAAGGCGCGGGCGCCCTCGACGGCGGCCACCAGCGAATAGGCACCGATCTCGTCGACCAGCCGCAGCCGCTCCATCGTGAGACTGAGCGCGCGCACGTTCTGCGGCAGTTCCTCGAACCGGTCGCAGGCCAGCACCATCAGCGCCGTGTCGCCGGTCACGTCCTTGCCGGCGAGGGTGAACCACAGCGCCGCACCGGGGTCGGCGTGCGCCTGCGCCCGGCCGACGTGCCAGCTGCTCAATTGCCAGTCGACGATGCGGGCGTTGCGCTTTACCCGCTGCCAGCGCGTGACCTCGGCCTCGATCGTCGCCATCGCTTGGCTGAAGAGCCGCAGGCTGTAGCGCCCCTTCTCGCGCCGGTCGGCCGGCGTCCTGGCGCGGCCTGGGGGCCAGGCGAGCGGGTAGGGCGCGGGGAGGGTGGTCGTCACCGGAACCGCACTCCTTCGCCCTCGGTCGCCCAGATGCCCAGCGACTTGAGCCGTGCCTCGGCCTGGGCCAAGCGTAGCCGTTCACGCTGCAGTTCGAGGCTGAGGTCGCGCACCTGGCGCTCGGCATTAGCGGCGCGGCGGCGTTGATCGCCGAGTTCCCGGCGCAGCTTGTCGACGCCGCTATCCTCCAGCAGCTTCGCGATCTTCGCGTGCAGGGCGGCGATCTCGCGCCGTAGTTCCTTGACCCTGACCGGTGTCGTCGTCATGCGTCCCCCCGACAGGGGATCTTGACGCTGGTCGGGTCGTCGGCTCGGCCGGCTGCGGTGACGGCACCCTGCCAGCCGCAGATCTCGCAGCGCACCAGCCACGTCCCGACACCGGGCGCGGGGTACTTCAGAAATGCCGTGCAAAAAACGCTCGCACCCTTGCTGATATCGTGCGCGATGCCGAACGGCCATTTCGGATCAGCAGGCGAGCGAGCCGGTTCTCGGCTGCGCCATTCCCATCGGATGATGAACTTGCCGCGCATCACGCCGGCATCCACACGGCGTCGCCGCCGGTCGGCATCATCTCGTCGTGCCTCGCGCGATAATAAGCGCGGCCAGCCGGCTTGCCGTCCTGTCCCGGCACCGGGATGTAACCGATGGCACCCCAGTCGCGCGCCTCGGTCACCACCATGAAGCAGTAGGCGAGCATCGGGTTCTGGGCGTTGTCGCCGAGCTGCACGACCTCGCCCACCCGCCAGGGCCGGGCACCGCTGTCGATGTCGTCGCGCGGCATCTCAAGCCCTCCCGGTCATTTCCGGCTGGCCTTCGAACCGGGCGATCATCTCCTTCATCAGGTTGACGACATCGCGCCTGTCGGCCCCGTTCGACATGTAGTTGCAGCGCCCCGTGTGATCGTCGAACGGGAAGACCATCAGGACGAACCCAACTTTCCGAGCACCGCCCTTGGCGTCGCCGTTGAAGAACTCGTCGACGGCGTGCGCCACCGCCGTCATCTTCTCGTGGTACTCGGCCTCGACCGGCGCATCGCCCAGGCGATCCTGCGGCTGCTGCTGCCGGAACTCGCGCCGTCGCTTGCTCTCGCCCATCAGTTCGGTTTCCCTCGTCGGTGCAGATCGCCGTAGAGCGCATTGGCGGCGTCGTTCGCTTGGGCGGTCTCTTTGAGGAACGGCGCTGCCTCTTCCAGCGTCAGCCAGGCGCTGCGCCCGAGATCGATGCTCCATTCGGTCGCGCCGCAGATCGCGCACCACGGGTTGATGGCTTTCGCCTCCAAGGCCTGCCGGGTCTCCTCGCGCAGCGGCTCGACCAATCTTTCCTCGGCTTCCTCGCGGGTCGCGGCCTCGCCGGCCGCCGCCATGATGCAGTGGCGCTGCGGGCACAGGCACTGCGCGATCCACACCCGCACCACCGGGGCGGTGGTCGCATCGTCTGGGAAGGCGCGCCGCCGTCGCTTGGCTTCACCCACCGGTCTTCTCCCGGTGCTTGGCGGCGTCCCATTCCATGACGTGCTTCAGGAAGAGCAGGTCATCTTCCGACCAATGCTGCATCAGCTCCGGATCCTCTTTGATCTCGCGGTCGAGCTCAGTCACCACATCGCGGAACCGTTCATACGGGGTCAGCGATCTGGCCCGCAGGCGTTCCGCCTTGGTCAGCACCTCGGCCTCGCCCGGTAATGCTCGATCAGCGACGCCACGGTCTGTTGATGGAGTGCGAGCATGTCGGCCTGTAGTTCCTGCGTCGCCTCCGGGTTGTCCTCGACGCGGTGACCATCGATCCAAATCGCCACGAGGTCGGCGAGGATGGCCCCCTGTAAGAGGCTACCCTTGCCGGCGAGCAGCGGTTTGATCTGCTCCACCGCAGCATCCGAGTCTTCGCGCAGCTTCTCGATGCCGCCGGCATCCGCCAGCAACTCGCTAAGTTCGCGCAGCGGCTCCGAGACGGCAGCGGGTGCGGTCATGGCCGCAGCCTTGCGAAGGTCGCCTCGATCGCCTGGTCGAGTTCGTCGATATCCGGTTTGGCGACCGCCGAGCGGGCCTGCTCGATGTTCGCGGCGTTGTCGCCCAGGAGGTAGGCGAGGTCGTCGCTCGAGGTCTGCTGCTTGACCTTGGGAATGAGGAGGCCGCGCACATAGGTGCGGTAGTCGGGCTTGCCGCGCGACATCGGCGGCGGTCCGATGAACTTGCTCTGACGCTCGCCCGCCTCAGAAGGGGATGCAGGTGTCGTCGCAGTCGGGCCAGGACCAGCCGGTGAACTCGCTCCAGCCGCGACCGTCGGCGCGGGGGAGCCGCCCATAACGTCCTGGCTCGTGCCCGACGCGGCAGCGACCTGGGTAGGAGGGCGCGCGGGATCCATCCGCTGCGAACCGACATCGACGACTTCCGCCGGCGGCATTGCGAGACGCTGGCCGGGCGGCAGGTCGCCGGGGAAGCGGTCGTCCTCGGGGATGGGCGCAGTGGCGGCGGGCGGTGGTGCAGGAGCCACCTCGGCGGGGCGCGACGGCTCGGTGGGCGGCGGCGCGCTCTGGCCCTCTGGCGGCGATCCTGGCGGCTCTGAGGGGGTCACCCGCCCCGGCTCGGTATGGGCCGGGTCTGGCACCGGGGCGGGCGCCTCCGTCCGGGGTGCGGACGGAGCCGGTGGCGGGAACTCGGCGAGCAGCATAGCGCCGGCCTCGCCCAGTTGCGTCATGACGTCGGCGTTGTTCTCGATGGCGGCTTCCAGCATCTTCGCCCCGGCCCGGCGGGCGCCGGTCAGGACGGTGCGCAGCGCATCGAGCGCGTTCGCTCCAGCCTCGAACTCAAAGACCTCGCCGTCGAGCGCCACCACGGCAAAGAGTTCCGGCTCGGGTTCGGGTTCCGGTTCGTGGTAGTCGCTGCGCTGCGGCTCCGGGGTCTCCGGTTCCATGTCGATGACATCGCCCATCTCTTCCGGGGCATAGATGCCCAAGAGGATCTCGGGGACGTAGCGGCGCGCCCAGGCGCGTGTCGTGTAGTAGTAGAGCTGCTGGTCGCGGTCGGCGCTCCACAAGGGCGAGTTCTTAACCGCGATCTCCTCGACGGTTGGCGATTCGTACTCGAAGGGTTCTTCCTCCCCCTTGATGTAGCCGATGATCTTGCACTTGCGCTTTGGGCCTTGGCCTTCGTAGACCGGCCGCAGCCGCTTCTGCAGGACGCCCGAGGAGGTGACGATGGCGTGGATCAGCTGCGCCTCGTAGCTGATCTGCTCGTCGCCCGATTTCGACTTCGTGATGTAGGCCTTGTTGGCCCAGGCGAAGGGGTCGCCGCCGCAACGGAAGGCCTGTAGCGCGACGGCGAGACAGGCACCGGGGTTGCCGCGAAAGCCGGGGCGCACGCAGAAATCGGAGACCGCCATCATCTTGGCGAACTCCATGATCTCGCCGACATTGCGCGGCATGATGGTAAAGGTGCCGGCAGTCGAGCGGCTGATCGCCAGGTTGCCGGCGACCTCGCGGTCGATGTTGCGCTCGATCCGCGCCAGCCGGCCTTCCGTCTGGGTCTGCATCAGCGGGCCTCCTCGGTGTGCGGCAGCGAGACGCCGCGGGTCTCGATCAGCTTCTGGTGCACCTCGCGAATGAGGCGCAGCTCCTCGACCCGCACGAGGTGCTCAAGGTCGACGCGGTAATGCCGCGAGATGGCGAGATCGAGCGCCTCCAGAAAATCCCCGATCGAGAGGATCCGGTTGTTGATGATGGCGCGGATGCCTTCCGCCGCCAGTTCGACCCGCGGGTTGGCGTGCGGGTCCATGACCGATGTCGCCATGTTCTCTCCCCCCCTGTTACGGCAGGATCCCGTCGATGATCCGGCCGGAAAATCCATCCCCAGCAATCGGGCTCTCGACCAATGAGATGATCCGCCCGCCCGGCCGGTTGCGGACGATCTGCCAGCAACAGGCTTCCCGATCCTTGCCGTTGGTGGCGACCGCGACGACGACCTCGCGGCGCTGCGGATCCTCGGACGCCGGCAGATCGAACTGCGGCCGGGCTATCGGGCGGCTCGCCATCCAGACTTCGGCGACAAAGGAGAGCGCCGTCGCGCCGAACTCGCGGGCGCGCTTTTTGACCGCCAGGATCGCCAACTGTTTTTCGAACCCGCTGCGCCAGACGCAGCCGATCACTTCGATCTCGATGTCGTCGTCCGGGCCGGGGCGCAGCAGCAGGTAGGTGGACAGGAGTTCCTTCTGACCCTCCTTGATCAGGATCTTCTCGGCGTGCTCGCCGGCCAGCCGCACCAGCCCCTTCAGATCCGACGGCGAAATCTTGACGGTCATCCTGCCTCCTCGGGGGTGTCCGGTTCGCGGCGCTCGATCGCATCCGCCTCGCGCTCCAGCTTCTCGGCGACCTCGATCATCAATTGATCGGCGCGGTGCCCGCCGGTCGTCGGCACAGCGGCGGCGCGGCGGATGAACTCGGCTTGGCGACGCAATTTGGCGGCGGTTTCGTTCATGGCTTGGCTCTGTGGTGCTACCGGCGGACGGCGACGCCGCCCGCTTCGACGCGGGCCTCGATGCCGGGGATGGCGACGCCGCGCGCCACGGCGTCGGTGCCGAGCGATTTGAGGTAGGCCCCGATCATGGTCCGGGTCGCGTGCTCGACCTTGCCGCGGTGCCCCGGCTGTTGGATCAGCCAGGCGAGGGTGGCGGCGAGATCGGTGATCTCGAAGACGATCTCGCGGCGGCGGGCGATCTGGCCGAGATGCGAGCGCAGCGGCTCCGGCCGCACCGCCTCGGCCCGGTGCGCGGCGCGCTCGGCTTCCTCGCGGGCCTTGGCCGCCGCCAGTTCGGCATTGATCTGCCCCTGGCCCTGGGCGGCAGCCTCGCGGGCCGTCTTCTCGGCCTCGGCGGCGGCGAGTTCGCGCTGGCGCTGCTCCTCGCGCAGGCGGGCCTGCTCGGCCTGGGCGGCGGCGCGCTGCTTGTCGTCCCAGACCTTCAGCATGCCCTTGAGACCGCCGCGCCCGTTGTCGCCCTCGCGCGCCAGCTTCAAGGCATGCGCGATGTCGCCGAACGTCCGGTTGATCAGCGCGGTCGCATCGCGGTAGGGCAGCGAGCGCTGCAGCCGGGCGGCATTGATCTCGTCTTCGAGGTCTTTGCATTTGACCCCGAGGTCGAGCGCCGTCCGGGCGCCCTCGGCGTTGCGGATCACCGCCTTCTCGGCCAGCCCCAGCGCCTCGGCGGCGCGCACCCGGAAGGGTTCGAGCTCGGACTCCAGCGCCTCCGACAGCGGCGGCCGGTTGTGCCCCAGCCCCGGCGCGCGGGCCTTTAGCGCCGCTAGCGCGAGGTTCTGATCCTCGCTGCCGTCGGGCCACGCCAGGATGGCGGCGGCGACCTCCTGATTGGAGAGGTGCGCATAGGGGTCGAGGTCGGGCAGCTCGGCGGTGTTGGTCATGCAGGCAGTCCCAGCTTGTCGAGCATCAGGTTGCCGGAGGGGCTTTTGGCGACCGTCCCGTGGTAGATGAAGTGCCAGCGCTGCGGCCGGGCGGCGTCAAAGACGGGGGCAAAGGCGGCGAGGCCTTCGGCGCTGCCGAACCGCACCAGCATCGCGATACCGGCCTCGGCCTGCTTCTCGGCGTAGGCCATCAGCGCCGGATCGCGCCACGCGTCGCGGAAAGCCGGATCGACCCAGACCTGAAAGACCTGCACCTCGGTGACTTCGCCGGTCTCGTTGTGGGTCAGCTTGATCAGGTCGGGCAAGAGATCGAGGACGTAGTGCGAGCGATCCGGGCGCTTGAGTTTGGCGGTCGCCGGATCGACCAGCCAGCGGCAGTTCCACAGGGCGCAGGAGGGCGGCATCTGCGGCCGGTGATAGACCCGGCACTTCCCCATGCCCTGGTGGCGGCAGCGCTCGCCGGCACCCTTCGCCAGTTCGCGCACCGGCAAGAGCTTGCAGCACAGGGTGCAGCCGCCGCAGCGGCGTTTCATCGTCGCCTGGGTCATCGCCGCCTCCGGAACAGGCGGTAGAGGCGGCTCCACCACGGGCGGCGGCGCGGTTCGCGGAACAACAGGTTGCCGGCCCGCGCCATCCGCTGCAGCCGGTCGGAGCGAACGACTGATGTCGTCATGGGGGCCTCGCGCGTGGCCGCAGGCGGCGGCTCTTGCAGTAGGGGCAGAAATTCGGCTCGACCCCCTCGGGGTAGGCGAAGAGACCGGTGCAGTCGCGGCACACCCAGCTTGCCATGCGCGGCGCCGGCTCGTCGTCGGCGCGGCACGGCGCAATCGCCGGGTCCTGCGGGTCGACCCCGTTGGCGATGGCCATCGCCCGGTAGCTGGGGTAGAGCGGCACCGGGGAGGCGCAGCCGGTGCCGCCGGCCACGCCGCGCATGCGCGCGGTGAGGTTGTGCACCGAGTTGGCGATCAGAAACCCGGCGCAGGTCGCCGGTTTCTGCGGCCCGCTTTCGTGACAGCCAAACAGCCGGAACGACGCGTCATAGCAAGTATCGGCGCTCAGCCGGAAAGCTTCGGCCGGGAACTTGCCGGTCTGATCGAGCCGCCAGGGACAACCGTTGCAAGGTGCTTTGCGATGCGCGCCGACGCCGTCGATTTGCAAAACTCTGTGCCGATCGTCGGCGCGATGTACCGCAGTGACTTTTATCATGGGTTAACCCCCTTCTTGCACCGCGTGCAACACTTCACCATGAAAACGTGCGAGTCCGATACCTGTTTATTGCAAATTTCGAAGAATCAACCGCCGTATTCGCAACCCGATTTGCAACCGCCGACGACGCGAAGATAGGCGCGAGGGCAACCCCGCTGCTTGTGCGATGCAGCAAGTTGGCCGATCCGCAGTGGCGATGTCTTGCACATCTCATGGGGTGCGCCAGTGCACCGTCAGCTTCGGCTCCTTGATGATCCGGTGGGTGTCGAGCCGCACCACCGCCGCCTCCCTGACCGTGCACCAGACCGGCCAGCCCCGATCCATCGCCCAGGCGATCTGCGGGTTGGCGACGCGCGGGATGTAGCCGACCGGGATGCCGTCGACGACGCAGGCGACCGCCCTCGGATCCTCGCGGTTCTGCGGCTCGCGCTGCAGCGCCACGACATCGCCCGGCTGCAGCTTGGCGACGAGGCTGCGGGCCGGCGTCGGCTTGAAGCGGATGCCGACGATGACGGTGTCGAGCGAGACTTCAGCCACGGGCCCCCTCCTCGAGGCAGCGGTCGATCGTCCGCTCGATCTGCACGATCTGGTCGGCGAGCTGGCCGCGCCGCCGGTCGGTAAAGGGCAGGGCGCGCATCCGGCGCACCAGTTCGTCGCGATAGGCGGTCAGCGCCTCGGCCGGTTGTTTGCCGCCATCAGGCATGCGCCGGCTCCTCGAATTGCAGCGGCAGCTCGGCCGGCTTGATCTGCTGATACGGGTTGGCGCGCGGGTCGTTTGGCCGATGGCGTTCCAGCCATTGCAGATGCGCCACCCGGTAGCTGTATTCGGCGGCGGTGATCGGTTGCGCATAGGCCCAGTGCCCGACGGGGCGCGGGGTCTGGAGCGAGGGATCGGCGAGCGCCGCCACCGCCTCGTCCGCCCGCAAGGTGCCGTCGCCGCAGCGGCGCCAGACCCCGAGCCGGTCGAGCAGCCGTTCGGGCGGCACTTCGCGGCCGGCGATCTCGGCGCGCGGGAAGACCGAGAGCGCGCCGCGGTCGAGCCGGTTCTCCGGATCGGCCGGGTCGTGGTCGCACAACCAGAGCCGCGCCGGGACGAGCGGGGCACCCCGGCGCAGCCGCAACAGAAAGTACCGTGGCGTCATTGCCCTGTTCCCCCGCCTGCCATGCCTTGCCGTGCCCTGCTCAGCCGAGACTTGCCGAACCATGCCTGCCGCGCCGGGCCTCTCGCAGCCGAGCGACGCGACGCCCTGCCAAACCGCGCCTGCCGTGTCCGCCCTGGGCTCGCCACGTTCGAGCCATGCCTGCCGCGCCCCGACAAACCCCGCCTTGCCACGCCGTGCCGTGCCCAGCCTTGCCTGCCTTGCCTGCCGAGCGTTGCCGGGCGTTGCCGGGCGTTGCCGCGCCCTGCCGTGCCGTGCCGTGCCTTGCCTGCCTTGCCTGCCTTGCCATGCCTCGCCCAGTCTTGCCCGGTCGTGCCAAGCCCTGCCTTGCCTGCCGCGCCATGCCCCGCCGAGCCGGGCTTTGCCGCGCCCGACCCGGCCGTGCCCTGCCGGCCAATCGGTGCCGTGCCCGGCCCTGCCTGACCGCGGCGTGCTAAGCCGTGCCCCGCCTGCCATGCCATGCCCGGCCGAACCATGCCTGTCCGGGCCAAACCGAGCCGCGCCTGCCATGCGAAAAGGTTCGCCCTCACGCTGCTTCTTGATCCGGCGGTTCAAGCAGCGCGAAAGCGTCGATCGAGCGGAACAACCCGGCCAATTCACGGTCGAGGTGCCGGTGCCGATCGCGCCAGCGGATGAGTTCGGTCAGCGCCTCTCTGGCGGCGAGCCGGCGCATCTCCTCCGAGGACATCGTCGCGCCCATGTCGCGATAACCGCCGCCGACACTGCGGTCGATCATCAGGCTGATGGTTTGCCGGTGGCCGACATCGTCGACGACATGGATCGCGATCAACTGGCGCGCCTGGATCAGGCGGTAGCGCTCGCCTGCGACGGCATCGTCCCAGACAAAAGCGCGATAGAGCGCCGAGTCCGGGTTCTGGCGTGCCCAGTCGATGGCGATCGACGGGTAAATCCGCCCATCGGTTGCTCGCAACGCGACGAGTTCCGCGCCGATCCGGGTCATGCGACGATCTCGAAAAGCCCCCAACCGAGCCCATTGGAATTCGGGCTGTTGGGGCGACCCTCCCCGACGCCGACCTGAAGCCCGGCGCGGGCGATCAGATTGACGACATCGCCGGCGCTGAACTGATCCGCGTCCCAGCGGACCCTCAGCATCAACTCCCACTCGTGCCAGATCGGGCGCCAGCGCAGGTCGGCGCCACCGTTCGCATTGCGGCCCCAGCCTTTGTGGATTTCGGGCTGGCCCTTGACGATGCGCACGAGCGGCGTGCCGTCTTCGGCATCGAACCCGTCCGCCTCGATAAAGATCGTCAGCTTGGCGTGGGTCATTTTGTAGCCGACGAGCCGGCAGGCATCGATCGCCGCATTGCGGAAGGCCGGTGCCGGGATGCCGTGCCAGCCCTCGCGGCTGATGTGCTGCGCCGCCTTGTAGCCGGCTTCGAAGTCGCGCGCCTCGCGCTTCTTGCGGGACCGCGCCTGCGTTCCGGCGCGCTGCGTCTCCTCCATCTGCGCCTGCGCCTTGGCCGAGAATTTGTGCTGCACATAGGGCGAGATCCCGCGCAGATGCAGGACGGCGGTCTGCATCCGCGGCGGGCTGATCACCACCTTCAGGTCGCCCGCCTTGACCGCCTCGATCTCGGCCCGCGTGACCGCCGGGATCTTGCCGCGCAGATCGACCGTCTCCTCGCCGACCGGCACCGTCGGGGTCGAGCGTCGCGTCCGCCGTGGCGGCGCTGCCGGGGTCGGAGCGGCGGCGCCATTGGTGCGCCGGGGGCGCCCGCGCGGCTTCGGGGCCGGCGGGTCGAATTGCATCGTCATCGGTTCCTCCACACCAAAAAGCCCCGGCTGCGACTGCCGTCGGGGTGCCGATGGCTCGGGCTGTCGCTCGGCGCGAACGTGCCGCGAACAGCCCGGCCAGGTCTGACGAGGCTTGTGTCTGGCCTGTGTCTAAAACCCGGCGCAAAACCCCTTTTCGTTCCGGTTTTGGCGCTGTCGGAGAACGCGCCGGAACTCGCTAAGCCAGTGGAAATACTGGCGTTTTTCGA